TCTACCAGAACCGCTTACTTGTTGTCTTAGTTGATTGATGATTGTTCCTGAATTGTACTCAGCTATGTTGTACTCAGATACGTTGTATTCTGCTCTTGGTTGTCTTGCTTGTAAAGCTATTTGGGCTGTTGAATAATTACCTGAGTAGTCTACACCCCAATTTAAGAAGATCTCAGTGTTAGGTCCACCAATAACAAGCATAGAAAACTTCTTTAAGATCTTTATGATAGAGGCATTACCAGCATCAATGTGTGATGTGTAATAAGCAAACCTGAATGAACTGCCATTGTCAGAGTACATAGCACCATATTCACCGATATAGCCTACACGGCTGATGTATAGTTTCCTGTCTCTGGTGGATAATAACGACTTAGGAGCTATAGTCCAAGTAGTTGCTTTACAGCTATTATCTTGTAGTCGTTGTTTTAGATCAAAACAATAGGTGTAGATCCTTGTAGGTAAACTAAGTAGATAGAATCCGTTACGTTCATCGAACACAGATTTAATATCATCAGTAGTTGTGTTAGCAGCTACATCAGCAATCAAGTCATCACGGACATTCCTTGATACATCGAACAATGGTCCTGATTTCTCTTGAATAGTTCTACCTAGGCTACGTACACCTGTATCAGACAAGAAGAAGATATCACTACCAACATCTTGTACAGAATCTCTAGCAATACACCCTACACCATCAATAACCTCTACTAACTGAAGGTTTGTTGTAGGATCACTTTCAGCACCAGAATAAATGATAGTGCTCTTCTTACAGAAGATGATTAACAAGCCGTTAAAGGCTGCTAAGGCTGTGATACTATCAGAGCCATTAGTTAAGACAGATTCAATACTAATAGAACCACTACTACCACCATTCCATTTGTAACCAATCAATGAATCTGACCAAGTAACTGTCTTCTTATCTGTGGCGGTGTCCGCAACCCATAGACGACCATATGCTGCTAGTACTTCATTGGCTAATGGTACAGTACCTGAATAAGAAGCATGTGCTGACATCTTCTGCCATACGTTACCGACATGATCATACAACAGTGGATCATGACCACGTTGAAAGAAGTAAGTATGACTATTAAAGTTTACTGCTTTCCAGTTCTGTGCTGTCCAGGTAGCATCAGAGTAAACCTGAGTAAGTGTTGTCGTACCAGTGAAGATCTTCTTATCACCGATAGAACCAATAACTGTAGTACCATCAGCCTTAACGATCTCAAAGATCAATGATGGTTCTTCACCGTTAAAACCTGATGTAGTGTTAACATTATCCCAACCTTTTCTAGCTGCAATACGACCGTATTGGTCAATAACAGCATTCTCCGCACGAAGTGCAAACTCTTTAGGTAAAGCTACAGAAGAGTCTTGAGTATTGAGGCCAGCAAAGCCTGGAGCAACAATACTTACTGACCTTAGCTCAGCAGCCATTATGACCACTCCCAGGTTGTTTCATCACCGTAACGCTCTGCTTCAATAGAGATGTAAGAAGCCACTGCTTTACGATATAAATCCGCTTGTTGTTCGCTTAAACGTCCACCATCTTCACCACGTTCGTTGATAGCACGAAGATAAGCACCTTGGATAACTAACTCTGAAGGAACATAAACAACATCTGTACCAGCGGACAAATCAGCCTGTGGTATAACACAGTCTACCTTTACAGTCAGCACTGACGATGGGATAGGCCATAAATCAAGAGTAATAACACCAGTAGATGATGTGCTGTTACCAATAGAAAAATAAAAAGAATCTCCATTCACTGAGCCTTGAAGGTTATTCCACTCATGCATTTGATTCTGTGTAGCTTGTTGAAGATCTCTCTTCAGCGATGGTACATAAACCACTAACAACCTTGATCTAGGATTAGTGTTAGGTATTTCGTAGTTTTGTGTGCCGCTAACAGTAGTGATTGTTTTTGTTGTTCGAAGCACAGACCAATTCCAAGCATCTTCAACTTCTCTCTTAGCTTCATTAACAAAATCACCAATTAACTTAACATAGGCTGTATCAGTTGGCGTGATAGCCTCTGTCTCTCGTATACGGCGTAGAACACCATTGATGCAGTCTAAGAATGTAGCCATTACCATTTCACCTTATCAGCCCAGTACGCAGCAGACATCTTACCTTTAGCAATGTTCTTAGCGTGGCGAGCCTTGAATGATTTATTTCTAGCAGAACCTTCTGGAGAACCTGAAACACCTTGTTGACCGAACCGAATCGTCTTAACTTGATCACCGTCCTTTGCTACAACAATGTGAGATTTAGTAGGATGTGTTGGGGTTTTTTTAGGGCGATTATATCCAGACACTCCTGCTCTTTCCAGCCTAGAATCCTTTTTCATTTCTTCTTAGCAGTTTTTGCTGCCTCCTTAAATGCTTTTGCTGTAGGAGCACCTTTAGTGCCAGGTTTTCTCATCTTCTCTCCAGAGCCTTCAGCGATTCGCTTACGCTTGGCTTGGATGTTAGCGTATAGTCCTTCTTTCACGATGGATAACCCATCTTCTTCTCTTTAGCCTTCATAGCCTTAGATTCTTTCTTCTCATGCATCTTCTTTGCTTTCTTTGATGCATACTCTTCAGCAGCTTTTTTACCTTTAGCTGTGTAAGGAAACTTCTTATTCGCTACCATCGGCATTTTTATTCCCCTTCTTACGTCTAAACATACATTGAACGGTATCTGTTTCCCATATACGAATAGCAGTCCACATAATCGTTAAGATTGCAGCTATTGCTGGTAGCAGTTCAGCCAAAGTCCCCACAACAGTAAGGATTGATATGGCATCTCCAACTTGTTTGATATGTTCATCAGCTTGGAGAGCCATTATTGTTTTCCTGAGCCTCTACCTGCTCTTTGATCTTTACAATTAAAGGCCACACACCTGTCTTTGCTGGTAAATCACCCAATACAGCAAGAATAAATTGTATTTCGTTTTGATCAAGGTTTAAATTCATGTTTAAGCCGCCCAAGGTAGCGGTGGCGTAATCACCGGAGGATTGATCTGGTTATCGATATTGCTTTGCACCGCTGCTTCGGCGCTATTTTTGTCCACGCCATTGGCCCATATCCAATTCAACACTTCTTGCTGTGTCAGGTTGGCGTAAGGGATGAAGCTAGCAGGGTCAGCCGGTGGTAGTGTGCAAGTGGAATAGACCGATGCTGTGTACGTTTTGCCATTGTCTACTTGCTCACCGTTACATGCCCAACCCACTGTGATAACGGCTTCAGGTGGAGTGGCTGATGTGGTGGTTGTTTGCATCCATTGAATTTGCCAAACTGGGGTCATGTTAGTTTCCTTCTAAGATTTGGCGTAAACGCCGTGATATAAAGACCTTGCTTCAGTAGCAACAAGACCGGCTAGTTCTAGGTCTTTGAAATAGTGTTGGTAAACCAACTTTCCATTTTTCATAACTCGCACAAGCCATGCTTTGCTTTTCTTGTGCCAGGAAACCCCTGGGTATCCGCTTGTATTGTTAACAAGAGCAGGTCGGTTGCACTGATTCTGACTTCGATTGACAGCCCTTAGGTTTTCAATTCGATTGTCTTGCCTATCACCATTGATATGATCAATTTCTTTTGGCAAATAACCATAAACCAATAAAAAAATCAGACGATGCACCTTGTGGATTTTATTCATCCATGTGACATGCCTGTAGCCTGTCTTGTGAATTGATCCAGCCTCTTGCCCAACAAGGTATTGCTTGTTTGGATGGGCGACCTTCTTCCAATACAGTTGTCCATCTCTGTACTCAAAGAAGTCTGCTACTTGCGCTTGTGTAATCATGATTCGTACACCAGTTTTTCGCCAGTCAGTTTCTCAACCATGCGGGCAAGTTTAAGCATGTCCACATTAATGCGCTTGCCGCCCTTCTCAGAGTAGTAGGCCCATGCCATGTCCTCAGACGGGCCATCAGGAATTAGCGAGAAGTTGTGCGGAGACAGCGTGGTAACGTTACCAGCTTCGTCTCTGACTTTGAGTTCGCTACTGGATGAAACATCTTGAGCATATAGGATGATGCCATTGGTAACCGATCCTGTTGGCGCAGTGCCGTTAAAGATTGCAAGTGACGCTGCTGATGAAGCTCCAGCGCTTGTGCCACCTAACAGTAAATTTCCTGAAGCGTCTAATGTAAGCGCCTGCGTGAAGGAGATCGCATTGCCTGCTGTGCCGGAGGGGGCGGTGTACCACTGGTGTTTACCGTTGCTCTGGGAGTAGCTGGTTGCGTAGTCCGATGCGATGTATTT